TAGACCCTTTGGAAGGCACCTAGGAAGGTTCTCAGGCAATCCACCCCCAGTAATATGTGCCATTCCTAGGATAGGAACCTCGTCCAACAGATGCTGGATTAGACGAGCATAGATGGTAGTAGGTCTTAGCAACTCAGGCATCTCTTTAAACTTAATATAGTTTCTCCACAACATATCATTGACCAATGTATATCCATTACTATGAAGTCCACTACTCTCAATACCGATGACTACATCACCTGCTCGAATGTTATTGCCATTAACAATATCATTCTTCTCTACAATACCAGTACAGAAACCAGCAAGGTCATAGTCAGTTGCCCTATAATGTTCAGCAGTTTCTCCACCTATAAGTTCCATCCCTGCCATTGTGCATCCAACATTAATCCCATACACAATGTCACTCACATTAGCATCAAGTGTTTTGGTAGAGATATAATCTAGAAAATATAATGGTTTAGCACCAGAACATATAACGTCATTGACGCACATAGCAACGAGATCCTGACCAATAGTGGAGTAATCAAAAGCAATCCTACAGATATTAATTTTGGTGCCAACACCATCAGCACCAGAT